CGCCCGAGCGACGGCTGGAACATCACAATCAATGGCACTTTGTGCCGAATGCTCGACGATATGTCGATCCGAGCGCGCATCAGTCATCCCGATCAAGTTTGGTAGGAGAAATCAATGTCTGACAATGAAGATACCGTCGAAATCCTGCTGGAAGACGACAAAAACATCGCAAAAGACGACACGATTGACGTCCGTGTCGATGAAAATGCGAAAAAGCGGGGCATGGACCCAGATGAGGGCATCAATGACCTCAAATTGAAGCTCGAACAGGAGCGGAGTGGTCGCATTGAAGCCGAAAGGCAGGCCAGACGCGCCACAGAGGTCGCCGTGGAGGCCAAAAACGAGGTGCAGGACACGAATTTGCACCTCGTGAAGAACGCCATCGACACGGTGAAGCGCAACAACGACATCCTCAAGTACAATTACAGCGAGGCAATGGCCGTCGGCGACTACACCAAGGCCGCCGAGATCCAAGAGGGCATGTCGATGAACACGTCCAAGCTCATGGAGCTTGAGCGTGGACGTTCCCACATGGAAAGCGCCCCGAAGTATGAGGTGCCGCAGCAGCAGCGCCCGTCAGACCCCGTCGAGGCGCTCGCGAGCCAGCTCTCGCCGCGCTCCGCCGACTGGGTGCGCCGCAATCCGCAGTGCGTGACGGATCCGCGCATGTACCAGAAGATGGTGGCGGCACATAACCTCGCGATGGCCGACGGATATCAGGCCGACAGTGACGACTACTTCGGCTTTGTTGAGGACACGCTGCGCATCAGCAAGCGCGTGGACGTCGGCGAGGACGACCCGATGTCGGCGTCCGCCAAAGTCACGCAGAGACGCTCGCCGCCCGCCGCACCCGTCAGCCGCTCCGGCACTGGCACCGGCTCGCGACCGAATGTTGTTCGCCTGACGAAGGCTGAGGCAGAAACCGCCAAAGACCTCGGCATGACCGAGCAGGACTACGCCCGCAACAAGCTCCTTCTTCAGAAGGAAGGCCGCCTCTAATCGTTTAGGAGAGAAATTATGGCAAGCAAGTTCCAAAAGGCCGTCGCAGAGCGCACGGCTGCCGCCAAGCCCGCAGAAGTCGAAGTCGCCGAGCGCCCCGCCCTGCGCCCCGAGATGCGCGAGGAAGACCCCCGCGCCCGTGCGGCTGCCCGTGTCGCGCAGTTGCGCGAGCACGTCGGCGACATGAGCGAGGGGACCGACGAGTTCTACGTGCCACCCAGCCTCGTCCCGGACGGGTGGACGTATGAGTGGAAGCGCCACAAGATATGGAACCAAGAGGATCCGGCCTACACGGTGCAGCTCGCGCGCGACGGCTGGGAGGAAGTCCCCCTGCACCGCAACGCCGCCCACGAGGCAATGATGCCGAGGAATTGGTCCGGCAACACCATCGAGCGCAAGGGAATGGTCCTGATGGAGCGCCCGACGGAAATCTGCAACGAGATCGCCCGCGCGGAACTTCGCCGCGCGCGTCAGCAGGTGCGCATCAAGGAGAGCCAGCTCGCCGGGACGCCGGAGGGGACGCTTTCGCGCGACAATGACCGCGTCCGGCCCAGCATCAAGAAGACCTTCGACATGCCGATCCCCGAGGATCTGTAATTATTCGCCGCAATAATCGCCGCGAATTTGCGATTATTGCGGCGAATAAATTGGACAGCAGGGGGCGCACGAATGCGCCCCTTTACTTTACCATGCGGTCGGATGTATTATGTGCCCACGGGCGACTTTTGTTCGCCCAGCCCTCCCCGGCGTGAGGGCTTCATATTTTCCGGTTCCTAGTCGCCCCGGCGCGCGATGATTGGGACTTCCCGTAAAAAGGAGGCACCGTCATGGCGAACACAAACGCGCCGTTCGGTTTCCGTCAGTATCAGGGCACTGGCTCGGCCCCGACCTATGAACAGGTCGCGGTTACCATTGGTTACAACACCACCAACATCTTCTTTGGCGACCCCGTTGAGCCCGTCAATGACGGCACCATCGCGCAGGGTGATGGCACGACCGCCGCTGCTGGCATCGCTGGCATCTTCATGGGCTGCCAGTACCTTTCGACTTCGCAGAAGCGCACGGTCTGGTCAAACTACTACCCCGGCGGCACCGATCCTGCCTCTGGCACGATCATCGGCTACATCTGCAACGACCCGAACGCCAAGTTCATTGTGCAGGCTGTGTCCTCCATCTCCGGTGGCATCGTTCAGACTGATGTTAACGCGACCGCTGGCTACACCATCGGATCCGGCAGCACTTCCACGGGTATCTCGGCGGCCACGCTCTCTGACGTTGGCCCGACGACTGCTACCCTCCCCTTCCGCATTGTTTCTCTCGTGACGCAGCCTCCGGGCGCTAACGGTACTGAAATCGCGACATCGAACTACGTTGTCGTCGCTTTCAATAACGTTACCACGAAGAACCAGACTGGCATCTAAGGAGTAAGGCGCTATGGCTGTTAATCTCTCTGCCATTAAAGACCTCCTCCTCCCCGGCCTCCGGGGTGTCGAAGGTCAGTACGAACAGATCCCGTCGCAGTACGACAAGATCTTCACCAAGCACGACAGCAAGATGGCTCTTGAGCGCACTGCTGAAATGCGGTTCCTCGGCTTCGCTCAGTTGAAGACTGAAGGCGGCCAGACGGCGTTTGACAACGCCGCTGGTGAGCGTTTCGTCTACAATCAGGAGCACACGGAAATCGGCCTCGGCTACGCGATCACTCGCAAGGCTGTGGACGACAACCTCTACAAGAGCCAGTTTGCCCCGTCGAACCTCGGCCTGACGCAGTCCTTCGCGCAGACCAAGGAAATCTACGGCGCGAACGTGCTCAACACCGCGACAACGTATAATGCGGCTGTCGGCGGTGACGGCGTGGCCCTTGTGTCGGCGTCCCACCCCATTGATGGCGGTGTGATCTCGAACTACGTCACGACTGACCTGAACGAGAGCACGCTGCTGAATGGCATGATCGCCATCCGCACGAACTTCAAAGATCAGGCCGGTCTGAAGGTCTTCGCCCGTGGCCGTCGTCTGGTTATCCCGCCCGCCCTTGAGCCGGTCGCGATCCGCCTGACGAAGACCGAGCTGCGCCCCGGCACAGCCGACAACGACGTCAACGCGATCATGTCAACAGCCGGTGGCCTTCCTGAAGGCTACATGGTCAACGACTACCTCACGAACGCTCGTGCGTGGTTCTTGCTCACGAACATCGACGGCCTTGCATATATGGAGCGAATTAAGTTCGAAACCGATATGCAAGTGGATTTTACGACCGACAATCTGTTGGTGAAGGGCTACGAACGTTATAGTTTTGGCTACTATAATTGGCGTTCGATCTTTGGTGCTATCCCCACCTAAACAAAAAAACCCGCCTAACTTCAATAGGTTAGGCGGGTTTCACTAAATAGAATGTTTTGCTTGCGTTTTCTGTCCATCTAAGTATTATCTCCTTCGTAGACCACTGAAGGGGAGTTCTAAGATGGCAAAAGACACAGGCTTTACGTTCCAAGAATTGTCAGAGGTTCTGAAATATGATGGCCAAACGGGTGTTTTCACTTGGCTGGCCACCATAAATTCCAGAGCCAAGTCTGGTCAGCGGGCTGGTGTATGGCAGCGGATGCAGAACGGTAAGGACTATTATTCGATCACCTACAAGGGTCGAAAAATATCCGGATCCCAACTTGCTTGGCTGCTGCATTACGGAGAATGGCCCGACAGGTCTGTTTTTTTTGTCGATAAAAACTCTAGAAATCTTCAAATTTCTAATTTGAAGATTGCCGATCACAAGGCGATTAGGGTGACAAAAGAAGACGGCACGGTCGGATACGAAATGACGAAGGAGCAAGTTCGTCACTACGGCCTAGTCCGCAATTACAACATCTCTCTGACTGAATATGCCCGCATGTTTTCTGAGCAAAATGGCGTTTGTGCTATTTGCTCGCAACCTGAAAGCAGCAAAATGCCGGGCAGAAAGACTGACAATTCTGAAACCCGCGTCCGTGACCTGTCTGTTGATCACGATCATAAGACGGGTGCTGTCAGGGGTTTGCTTTGCAACTCATGCAATCATATGCTGGGGGAAGCAAGGGACAGCGTTGAAGTTTTGCTGGCGGGTGCGGACTACATCAGGAGGCACCGCGTTGGCGAATAGTTCTAGGCACACAAGCCACATCGACCGGCCTAGCGGACACTGTGCAAGACGGTGTGGCAACTCGCACAGGAGGCTCTCATGAGCATCGTTACATTCACTGGCCCCATCAAGGCGGGTGACGTCCTGAACACGACCGGCACCACTGCCGGAACGATCAAGAACGTCGGCTTTGTCGTGATGGCGCAAACTTTTCCAATCACGCAGGCTGGTACTGCTACGGCCCTTGCCACAAGCATCGTTATCCCCGCCAACAGCCACATCGTCAACATTCAGGTGCTGGCGACGACTGCTTGGACGGGTGCCGCCACGACGATCAGCATTGGCACCTCTGCAACATCGACCGAGTTGGTGTCGGCTGGCTCGCTTTCGGCCATTGGCCTCGCCGCACTCACGCCCGGAACCGATGCCACCCGCACTGCGAAATGGACGAACGTCGGCACGTCTGACGTCATCATCTACGCACTTTCGGCAAACACTGGCTCGGGCGTTGGTGACTTGGTTGTTCGTTACATTCAGGCTGAAAACGCCTAATAGGAGGTTCCAATGAAGGGCAAGGCATCTAAACTGACCCCCAAGTCGCACACAGCCTACGCTGGCGGCAATAGCAAGGTCGCCGCCGAGGCTATGGACAGCACCGACGGCTTCAAAAAGGGTGGCAAGGCTATGGGCAAGGCCGAGGGGATGTTCTCCAAGGCCCACGCCGGTCGCAAGCCCCGCAAGTCCGGCGGCGGCGTCATGTCATCCGCGTCGGGCTCGGGCACGCCCCGTGGCAAGGGCGCTAATTACTGAGTAGTGGCCGAGTAGGCCTAAGTGCGGGGGCCACAGTGCCCCCGCATCACTATGAGGAGGCTTCAGATGTCTGGTGCTTGGACGCGCAAGGAGGGCAAGTCTCCCTCCGGCGGACTGAACGACAAGGGCCGCGCGTCTCTCAAGGCGCAGGGCCAAGACATTAAGCGCCCGCAGCCAGAAGGCGGCTCGCGCAAGGACAGTTTTTGCGCTAGAATGACCGGCATGAAGCGGAAGCTCACGGGCTCCGCGAAGGCCGCAGACCCGGACAGCCGGATCAATAAGGCCCTTCGGAAATGGGATTGCTGACATGGCAGAGAAGCCTTTTTGGGAAAAAGACGCACCCAAGGACGCCAAGGAGAAGAGCCTGAACCGCAAGCAGGTTCAGTCTGCCAAGGCAAAAGCCCGCGCCGCCGGTCGGCCCTACCCGAATTTGATCGACAACGTCGCCGCCGGGCGCGCGAAGGGAAAATAAGATGCAGCCGATTACAGTCACTGCCGGTCCACTCGCTACCGCATCGAACAACGCCATTTGCCTCTCCCAGACCCCCGCAGCAGCCGGGGCAATGACCCTCAACGGCGCGCTCGTCGTGTCGGGCGTGGCCGTCATGGACAGCCCCCGCCGCGTCCTCATCACGGCAGCCAGCAGCAACGAGAGCGCCAAGACATTCACGGTCACCGGCATTGGCGCGAACGGCAACACAGTGTCCGAAGCCATCACCGGCCCAAGCAGCGGCACGGCCCAGTCCGTCCTCGACTACAAGACGGTGACCTCGATCACGATCAGCGCCGCCGCTGCGGGCGCGATTACGGTCGGCACGTCGGGTGTTGGCGGGTCCAAGTGGGTCGTCTTTGACGCCTTCGCGCCCAGCCTGATCTCCCTCCAGTGCAACGTCACCGGCACGATCAACTACACCGTGCAGACGACGCTGAACGACCCCTACGACCCGATCACGCCGGTTGCCCCGGCGAGTGTGGTGTGGGTTAACTCGTCCGACAGCGCGGTCGTCAGCGCGACTGCCACGCAGCAGAGCAACTTCATGTTTTCGCCCGTCTATGCCCGCATCCTGATCAATAGCGGCACAGGCAGCGTGGCGGCGACCTTCCTGCAAAGCTCAAACGGGCCGAAATAAATGAGCGGCCTCTCCACTGGGAACAAGCTAACCACAGGGACCGGCCTGTCCCCCGGCGGCGGGCTTTCCCGTGGCGGGGGCTTGTACTTTAGCGGGTTTGGTATTGCCCCCGGCCCCACTGGCTATGGCCTCTCTTGGGGTGATGGCGTTTACTTGGTTTGGGGTGGTGCAAACTACTTAATCTGGGGTTAACACATGGCCGAAATTAACCTTAAGACCCTCACGCCCGATACGTCGCTGCCGACGACGGGGTTCCTGTTTGGCGCGGACAGTCAGGCCACCACGGACCCGTCCGTCTACTCGACCCAGACTGTCGCCACGACGCTGCTGGGGTCCACGTCTCTGACGGGTGACACGCTGACGGCGAGCGCGCCCGTGCTGGATTTGGCGCAGACTTGGAGCAATATCTCTACGGTGTTTACGGGCATAAAGTTGAACGTCACGAATACCAATTCGGCTTCAGGGTCGATGTTAATGGACCTTCAAATTGGTGGGACAACTCTTTTTAATGTTGATAAAATTGGGTCTGC